GTGGGAAGAAGTGCAGCGAGCGATTTAAGCGACCATGGCGATCTGCTTCCTATAATTTCATCGATGATTTCTTCAAGGTTATGATCAGCATGCAGTTCTGATGATGTTAACACTAGAGACTTGATATCGGAGAATGTGCTCGAAGTAGATGTGATCTTGTAACCATGATCGCTGACTTTCTGCTTCGTCTGAGTGCCAAAGTTCGGTGGGTAGCTTCCTGAAGTCGATACTAGGTCACACAGGTTAGAACGTGTTGACGCGCTAATGGTTGGAAACTTCGAAAGTTGTGTTGTCATACTGTAGTCGAGCGGACAGTAGACCCCGATGTTTTCATGCTTAACTGTAGGCCCCCAGAACGATCGAAGAATACTGCAACACTCGAAGGCCGATTTGACACACCTGTGATGCGTAGGAATCCTTTGCGCAAGTTCGTAACGTTTTAACACATTTCGTACGAGTGTGATGTTACCAGCAGTGATGTTGCTAATGAAGTTTGGGTTTCCTGTGAGCCCTGTTATCGTTCGGGTCATGGTAAATCTGGATATCATTGCATCTCTGACGCCAGCAGGACTATACGAATAAATATCAGACATGATCTGCGGATAGAGCGGACTTGTGGCTGACAGTGTTTGGAGCAGAGCGTCTCCGGAATTCATCGTCGATCCGTTGATTATCTGGTAGATTTCTTCGTTCTTCGTCAGCCCGGGCAACGCGGCTTCGACGGCTTCGCGAATGAGTCTAGATTGATCTTTTGGCCGAATGATTGGAATAGACTTCGGGTCGAGAATGAGCTGCGTTAGGTCCGGAGTTTTCGGACTGTACGTTCGGTCAAGCAGCAACTTGAAGTCGTTTGCTAGTACGCGTTCAGTTACCCCTAACCTTTTGTATGCGGCGACATCCCAACTTAAGTCGTCTACCTCACCTTTCATGAAGATACGTCCCCAAGATTGGTGAGGAAGACCGCCCAATGATCCCGGTAAGAGTACACTGAATTTGAAAATCTCAGCACTGCGTTTCAACTCACCGAGTATGTACCATTCGCGTTGATGCACCAAACTATTCCTTCGAAGAGACAACATTTGAGCAATTTTGAAAGATCGCCAAAACAGCGCAATCGCTGTTCGTGAAACGGTGTCAGCACATGAGACAGCTGTAGCATTGATAGCAGAAACTTCTTTAGCCAATGACGGTACATCAGAGTCAGAGACAGACATCGTACGAGACGAGAATTTCAGGTTGTAAAGGATGTGAACGCCAT